TAGAATACAACCATAATATGGATCCTTATGATAGGGATGAAATATCTAATAGAAAACCAAGAACTGTACATATAGTTACACCATGTACTAGAATTTTTAACTTAAAATCCATAGCTGATTCTATAAGCCATAATTCAGATTTGGCTTTATGGTCTGTAAAATTTAAATGGTATATAGTGTTGGATACTAATTGTCTATCTATATTTGACATAAATCAAGTTCTTGGTAATTTAGATGATTTAAAGATAGGAGATAGATATACAATGGAACCTCCTATTGTTTTACTAAATGATAAGCCTGGAACTGTAGGTCATCAACATAGAAATTTAGTTTTAGATAAATTAATGAATGAAAATGCTAAGGGTTATTTTTATAGTATTGATGATGATAATATAATGCACCCGCATTTTTGGACTATTTTTGAAGCACCTCTACTACAGGATGAATATTTAAATAAATTGGATTTTAAAGATGAAGATACCCCTGCTATTGCTTTAACTCAAGTTGGAAAAGATGAGGAGGTAAGATTTGGTGATGGAGGTACCTATCTACATGCAAAGCCTGAACAAATGAAACTTTATCATGTTGATACTGCTCAGGTTCTATTTAATTTGGATTATATAGGAAATCATAGATATAATGTCTTTGCTTATAATGGAGACGGTATTATAGTTGAGAATTTTTACAATGAGTATCCTAATTTTGTATTTATAGATAAAGGTTTGTGTTATTATAATTATTTAAAGTAATGTTATTAAGTGATACTATAGGTGTATTTGAAAATATTTTCTCTGTTGAAGAGTGTAATCAAATGATTGAAAGATTTGAGTCTGCTAAATCTGAAAATGCAGGTTATAAAGGTGAATCTGGGGCTGGTCTAGACTATAATGTTAAAAGAACTTATGATTATGATTTAATGACTGATGATTCTAGGAATCATAAATGGAGGGACATAATTTTAACTAGATGGAATAGTACCTTAACTAATGAGTATTTATCAAAATTTCCTTACATCGAAAATTATGATCATAATAATGTTGTAAATGGTAAAACATATTATGAATCACTCCAAATGCAAAAATATGATAAGGGGTTAGGCCATTATAACGCATGGCATGTTGAAACCGAAAATTGGAGAACCTCTAGAAGAATGTTTGTTTTTATGATTTATCTTAATACCATTTCTGAGGGTGGTAAAACATTATTCAATTTTAAAAATCCAGGAGAACAAGATTTTTTCAGTGTACAACCAAAAGCTGGTACTGTAGTAATTTGGCCTGCTAATTGGCCTTATGTCCATAAAGGAGAAGTTCCTTTATCAGGAGATAAGTATATTATTACAACCTGGCTTTCTTATGACCCTGAAGAAATTACAATTAAACCTTATTAATATGGAAAGTTTTGAACAATATATGAAATCTAAAGAGGAACAGGAATTAATCAATGAATTAATTATGGAAACCCAATATAAAGAAGAATTATGGAGATTTCATCCAGATAATTCTAAATCTATAGATGTAATAGCATCTTACGCTGAATCAAAAGCTAAAATAGCTGAGTTGGAAAAAAGACTTAAGGAATTTTAAATTATCCTGGTTTTACACAGGTAGGGGTTATTCATTAGGGAGAGAAAAGCCAAGAGGGTTAAAGCCCCAACCTATTAGAATAACCCTATTTTATATTTATAACAAAATGTTTACTTATTCTGCTATAGTTAGAAAGGTTATAGATGGTGATACAATTGATGTTGATATTGATTTAGGGTTTGGAGTTTGGTTACATAAACAAAGACTTAGATTTAAAGGAATTGACACACCTGAAAGTAGAACTAGAGATAAAGAAGAGAAAAAATATGGTCTAATTTCGAAAAAATTTGTAAATTCATTTTGTCACGTAGGAGAAAGAATTACTATAAAAACATTTAAGGATAAAAAAGGAAAATTTGGAAGAGTTTTAGCTGATATATTAGTTTATGATCTTGATGGTGATAGAGAAATTCTTTTAACTGAGTTAATGATTGAAAAAGGTTATGGTGTTAGATATGAAGGTCAAAGTAAATCTTCTATTGAAATGCAACATCTAAAAAATAGAAAAATAATAATTGAACGTGGATATTAGCAGAATATTTGGACAGTTTGAAGAACATAACAAACAATCTGTTAATAAAGCTGTTAAAGATTTATGGGAAGATAAACCCCAACATAGACTTAGGACATTTGCTAAGTTGATTAGAAATCATAACGTTTTTCTCGAAAAAACCATACAATACTTTTCCCATAATAACCCTGATTTTGATGAACAGGAATTTAGAGAAAGTGGAGATTTAGTGGTTTATAATAGGGCTTTTTATTACATTAAAGATCTAGATTTGGATAAAAAAGAAGATGAAATAGCATTAGCAGTATGTGGGAGAGAAATACAACCAGAATTATATGATGCTTTAATGTTCTTTGAAGACGAAGAAGAATATGAAAAATGCGCTATTATACATAAATTCATAATTTTCTTAAAAGAAGAAAAAATTTCCCTATAATTACGTGCCTTTTTTATTTTTCCATGTTATATTGTCGTACGATAGGTACGAATGAAATTTGGGGAATATGAGGTTCGATTCGTACGACACGGTTGGAAAACTAAAATATTTTATTTAAATTTAATCATATGAGAAATAGAAGATTAGTACTTAATATGCTTGACCAGTTAGAAGGTCAATTTAATAATCTAAAGTATTCTGCTAATAGAGGAGATTCTTTAGAAACATTTATGAATACTCTTGAAAAATGTGAGGAGATAGTTGAAAATGTCAAAACACAAATTGAAAGAGAAGAAATCATTGGAACAGAATTAAACAATTAATATGTCCATTAACGCAGAGAAAATAAAAAGTAATTGGGAAACATTTTTAGGTTATATTGATCAATATATCAAACCACCTAGAAAACAACAGCTACTTTCATTTTATAAAGAATTTGAAAAACGTATCGCTTTAATGCCTGCCTCCCATAAAAAGGCCTACCACAATGCTTTCCCAGGTGGCCATGTTGACCATACTAACCGAGTTGTGGAGGCAGCTTTAAAGTTAAATGAGATATGGATTGAGATGGGAGTTGATGATACAACATACACTGTTGAAGAATTAGTCTTTTCTGCTTTAAATCATGATTTAGGTAAAATGGGTGATAGATTAAATCAAGCCTATTTACCTCAAACTGACCAATGGAGAAGAGATAAATTAGGTGAAGAATGGGTTTATAATAATAAATTAGACTACATGACTGTCCCAGAACGTAGTTTATTTTTATTACAGGAAGCAGGAATATCATATACTAAAAATGAAATGTTAGCAATAAGATTACATGATGGTTTATATGATCCAGCTAACGAGCCATATTTAAAAAATTATATGGCAGAGACTAAACCTCGAACTTCATTAATTTATATATTACATCAGGCCGACCTTTTAGCTTCAAGAATTGAATTTGAAAAAGAATGGTTGCCTAAATTAAGAGGTGAAACAATAATTGAGAATAAGGAGAAAAAATCTCCTACTAAAAGTAAAGCACTTGGATCTATAAAAAGTGAAGGTTTAAGTGATTCAATAAAAAACTTATGAGTGAAATAGCTATAACTTATAATATTATTTTAGGTGTATTAGGAGCTTTAATAGTTCTCCTTGGTTACACTACTTGGAATTTATTAAAGAAAAATGAGCGAGCTGAAGATATTTTAGTTTCGTACAGAGATTATTTTGTAAAATTTCAAGATCAAATTAACAGGACAGATAAAAGGTTACAGGAAATCGATCAGAAGGGTATGTTTAGTAGTGATGATGAGATCGGATGGTTTTTTAAAGAAATAAATAAATTACAAGACCAAATCCGTAACTTTAAAATCGATGCCTAGAAAAGCCAAAAAAAGACAATACTTTACCCAAGAAACTGAGGATGCTATTGTTCTATATAACATTACTGAAGATCCAGAAGAAAAATCTAAAATCTATAGAGATAAAATCCATTATGCTTTCTTTAAGCTAACTGAAAATATTATCCACACCTTTAAATTTTACCATACTGAGGTTGATAAATTAGAACATTTACAACATGAAATAATATGTTTTTTACTAGAAAAAATTCATTTATTTGATAAAAGTAGAGGTGCTAAAGCATTTTCTTACTTTGGAACTATTGTAAAAAGATATTTGATCATTCAAAATACTAAAAATTATAAAAAGAAAATAGAAAAAGTACCAGTATCTGATCTTGAGGGTAAAACTGATTGGATTTATAGTTTAGATGATAATGAAAATAAAACCCAATTAGATAGATATATAGGTTTATTTACTACTCATTTTGATGAAAATTTATATAACTATTTTCCAAAAGAAAATGATGCTAAAACAGCTGATGCGATTTTAGAATTGCTTCGAAAAAGAGAAACTTTAGAAGTATTTAATAAAAAGGCACTTTACATATACATTAGGGAAATGTATGATGTCAAAACCCCTAAGATAACCAAAATAGCTAAGCAAATTTATAAGGTATTTAACCACCATTATTTATTCTTTAGAGAAAATGGTTACGCTAATTTCCAGAAATTCTAAAAAATCATATTTATAAGTAGATAAATACTATAAAAATGAGTGTATTAGATAAGGAAATCTTTAAGGATAAAAAATTTTCCGATTTACTTTCCGAAATTTATGATAACCAAAAAAAGAAAGAAAGACAAATTTCTACTTTAATTGGTGAATTAAAACCATTAATAGCTGATATTGGTGATGCTACATTAATTGTACCATTAATAAAAGACTACTTAGAAATAGGTGTTAGAAATGATGAACAGTTAATTAAAATGGCCACTATTGTTCAAAGATTGGCTTCTACAACTGGAAATTCAGATGATAGTTTAGGAATATCTGAAGCTGAAAAAGAACAATTAATGAATGAATTAGAAGAAATAGGTAATAATCTTAAAGAGCAAGATAAAAAAGATAAAGAGGAAGAATAATGGTTAAAAAATTTTCTTGGGGGAAATTTGAAACTGATTTAAATCCTCCTAAGCAATATTCTGAGGTAGTACCTACTATACCAATCCATTATGGAAGGGTAACTGATATTTGCTTAGATGAAAATTCACCTCTTTACATAGATGGGTCTTATTCTAATATAGGATCAATTTCGTTTGATTTTGTAGAAACATCTATTAATAGTTCCAATTTAGCTAAACCTTTAAATCCCTTTTTAAAAACTTACCCACTTATTAATGAAATAGTAGTAATACTAGAAGCACCAGACGATGATGCTCAATCTAGACCAGAAAGTAAAAGTTATTATTATTTAAGTGTTACTAATATTTGGAACAATCCTGAGTTTAATGCCTTACCTAACACCATTCAAAATCAATTAAATAGAAATAGAGAAGAAATAGAAGGTTTAAGCAATGAATTAGACCCTAATGGTTCAAGTGGTGGTAATTTTGTTGAAACTGGAAATACAAAGAATCTAAAATCATTCCCAGGTGATATTATTATGCAAGGTAGAACTGGTAATAGTATTCGACTAGGTAGTACCCAATTTTTAAATGATAATAGTTTACCTAACACTTATAGTTCAAATAAACTAACAGGTAATCCTATTTTAATACTAAGAAATGGACAAACAATTTCAGAAAATATCCAAAATCCTAGAGCTAATTTTTTTGATACAGTAGAAAATATTAATTTAGATCCTTCGTCATTTTATTTAACAACTAATCAAATTATACCTTTAAGAAGCTTAGCATTTAATACTGATAATTATATTACTAATGCACCTACTTCTTTAAATGCTTTTGAAAACCCTCAAGCTATTATTTCATCTGATAGAATTGTTTTTAGTGCAAAAAAAGATAGTATAATTTTAGATGCTGATAAATCTGTTAGTATAAATTCAAACGGAAGTTTAAATCTTTCCACTTCAGTTACCATTGTAGATTCATCTATAATACTATTAGGGAATAAAAAAGCAAATTCTCCCGTAGTTAAAGGTGATCAATTGATACTTTTATTAGGAAATTTAATTGAGGCAGTTGAAAATTTTTCTGATGCTTTTATCACAAAAACTTTAACCGAAGGAGGTACTATAGGAGAAATAGTTGAAGCACCTGAAGTCGCTGGTGTTAAAATAGGTAGGGACGTAGTTAAATCTAGTAGTGATTTAGAAAATCAAGCTTTAGCTCTTCAATCAATTTGTAGAAAAATAAAAAAAGAAGGTTTATCTACTTTAAACTCTAAAACTGTAAAAACAATATAATGGGAACTAATAATTCAGGAATAGTTGTTGGACAAATTACTGATCCTTTATCTGGAGATAATAAGGAGATAAAAGTTTCTCCCAGATTTGTAACTAAAGCTTCAGGTAGTTTAGCTACAGTTAAAAGAAAGAGAGAGGAATTTAAACAAAAAGCTCAAAAGGTTGGTCAAAAAGCTATGGACCAATATAATACATTTACTAGTAAATCCATCATAAAAGAAGATACAATAGCTGGTAAAATTTTAGGAAAAGTAGACGTTAAAGATGTTGCTAGGTTTTTAAAATCTGAAACACAAGGTTTATTTAATGATATAAAAAACCTAAGTAAGCAACAAATAGCTGAAATTCAAAATGAAGTTAATAAAACTGAAGAAGAAAAAGCTAATTTTTTCAATCAAATCTTTTCTATCATAACTGAGCAAACTAACCTTAAAAATAACATTGATAAAGTTAAGATATTAAAAATTCTAAATGAAATCAAAAAAATAAAATTTCATAAAATAAAAATAAAATCTACCATAGTCCCTGGGTTTGATGTTGAAATACCTAAAAATGAAGTTAGACAATCTCAAAGTGTTAATGAAAAAATTACCGTACTAACAGCTAATGGAAATTTTGATTCTGGTGGTAATTTAATAGATCTTGACCCAGTAGCTAAGCAAGAATTTAAATTAAATCAAATTAATGAAGCTTTAGCTCAAGATAGAAATTTAATTTCTTTAAAAGCTGGTCAAAGGGTACAAGGTTTAACAGTCTTTATACCTTCACCTTTTTACATTACAATAAAAGATTATTATACAGATTCATTTACTAATTTACCTTTAGGTGTTGCAGCAGAGATTTTAAATTCTGAATCTACTCTTGTTGAAGCAAGATATGGAAAAGATTTAATAATACCTTATTTTCCTAAGGCTAGAACTAATTTAAATGGGGAAGCTACTTTATTAATACCTTACCCATTTAGTATATTAACTGAAAATGATGATGAAGAAGCACCACCTCAACCCTTAATAGATTTTTCAACTTTTGCTAATGACCAACCAACAAATTATTCTGATGAACAAGTTAGTGAAGATTTTCAAGAATATATAAAAGTGGTAGTAACACCTCCTTCAGGTTTAATTCCACCTACTAATAAAGAAGATTTTTACATCATAAGAAAAGAAAATAACAAAGCGGGAGTTTTTAAAAAAACTTTACAAATAGATTGTATAGATTCCCAATTGGTAGACGTAGGTACTGAATATGGTATTATTCAAAGAGCTAGAAATATTAAAAAAGTAAGAGCTAATTTAAATGAATTAGGTAGAGATGGTTTAAAATCTTTAGTTAATACAAGAATAAAAGACATAAAAAATAGATTACTACCAGCTATTTTACGTCAGGGAATTCAATTTGGTATGAATCAATTATACCAATTTGCTACAAATAAAGTAAATACCCTAAATAAAGTATGCCCACCTGAAGAAAAGTTAAATGAATTAATTGCAGCTAGAAATAAATTTACCCTAGCTTTAAAAGTAATCTATAATACGGTAAAAGCTCTTAACGTTGTTTTGGTTGGTTCAAAAGTAGTTATTAGCGTTGTGTCCGCTGCTATTGCTGCATTAACTGCTATTCAATTAATTGGTTTCTCAAAAGAACCAGTTACTCAAGCTAGAATAACAGCTCAAAATAAGTTAGGTAATGCTAGAAATAGAATAGCCACATTGAGTAATGATCTAATACAATTACAAGTTTTAATAAGAACAACATTAGATATGTTACAAGTAATAGATTTAGCTATTGAACAATGTGGTGGAGATGCCATTGATCCTTCACAAGCTGAACTTGAATTATTAAGAATAACTCAGGATACAGATAGTCAAGGTGAACTTACAACCTCAGTTAATGGTTTTTCTCTTTCAGTAGAACAAGATAATAGTGCTTCTTTTGGTAGTACAAACCTTAAACGTAGAAGAGCTATAGGTCAGGATAAGAGTGGTAATATAGCTTTAAGAGGAGAATCCTCTTTTAGTGCAAGTGACCAAGTATTGGTTGATGAATTAGCATTTTATATTACCGTAAATAATTTAAGAGGTGATTAATTAATATTTATAATAAAATAATAATGAAGTTAAACGAATTAAAAAAAGTAATTAAGGATTCTGTTAAGGAAGCTATACAAGAAGAATTAAAAGAAATTCTTTTAGAAGCAGTAAAAGGAGGTTCAAGCTCTAAAACTACAGTAGTTTCTGAAGATAGAAGAAAAGAATATACTAAAGCGCTTAATGAAACAACACTTAACTTTAATAGTAATGATGTAGCTAAAATAGGAGCTATGAATGGTGGGTACCAAGTACCTGCAGGTGTAAACACAGCTGGTGAAGGAAGTACTTTACCTGCAGGTGAAGTTGATTTAAGTCAAATTAGTAATTTAATGAAAGGTAAATAATGGCTTTTAGTATAAAAAGGATAAGTGCTATAGATTTTAATCCTGCTAAAGCAGTAGGGATTAACTATCCTTTTTCTGGACCTGCAGTTTTTTTATCCAACTTTTATACTAGAGACGCTATTAAATCTTCATTAATTGATTTTTTTTCAACATCAACTGGAGAAAGATGTTTAAACCCCCAGTATGGATCAGGTTTAAGAAATTTTTTATTTGAACAAACTACTGATGTAACTTTAGCTGATATAGAAGCTTTATTAGTTGAAGAAATTGAAAACAATTTCCCATTAGTAAGAATAAGAGAAGTTTCTTTAACTGGTACTCCAGATGAAAACAGTATAAACATAGCTATTAGTTATGAAGTTTTACAAACTAACATAAGTGATACAGTAGATATAACAATTGAGTAATGGCAACTAAAGTAGATAGAAATATAGTTTATTTAAATAAGGATTTTCCCGCTTTAAGGAATCAATTAGTCAATTATACTAAAACTTATTTTCCTAATACTTATAATGATTTTTCAGAAGCATCTCCAGGTATGATGTTTATTGAGTTATCATCTTATGTAGGTGATGTTCTTTCTTTTTATCTTGAAAATCAAGTTCAAGAAACTTACATTCAATATGCAAATGAAACTAATAACATTTTTGAGTTGGCTTACATGTATGGTTATAAACCTAAAGTTAGTTCAGCTGCTATTGCTCCAATAACATTAACACAACAGGTTCCTGTAACTCAAAGTGTAAATGGTCCTATACCAGATTTTAGATATGCAGTTACTATTCCTGATAACACTAAAATATCTTCACCAGACACTTCATTACAAACTTTTATTATAGGTGATAGTGTTGATTTTAATTTTTCATCCTCAACTGACCCTACCTCAATAAGAATAGCTAGTACTACAGGTGGAAGTCCAACACCAGATTATTATTTTATAACTAAAACCAGAAATGCATCTGCTGGTAATATTGTAACTACTACTTTTACTTTTGGAAATCCAGTAGAATTTGCAACTGTAAATATAAATGCAGAAAATATTTTAGGTATATTAGATATTACTGATTCTGATGGTAATACTTGGAATGAAGTAGATTACTTAGGTCAGGATATGATTTATGAACCTATTAAAAATACTAATACTAATGACCCTAATAATTTTGAGGATAGTTCAGATGTTCCTTATCTTTTAAAATTAAAAAAAGTTCAAAGGAGATTTGTTACAAGATTTACTGATTCAGGATCATTACAAATTCAATTTGGTTCTGGTACTACATCTGATAATGATGAATTAGTTACCCCAAATGTAGATAATGTAGGCTTAGGATTACCATATGAAAGAGACAAAACAAATACAGCTTATTCACCTACTAATTTTATTTTTACTAACACTTACGGGATTGCTCCTTCCAATACTACTCTTACAGTTAGATATCTTCAAGGTGGTGGGATAGCTTCCAATGTAGTTGCTGGTGCACTTAGTAATTTAGATAAAACTAATGTTAAATTTAACAGTCTAAATCTAGACGCTTCAACCGCTAATTTTATTTTTAGTACCATTACAGGTGTTAATTCAACAGCTGCAACAGGCGGTTCTGATGGTGATTCAATAGAACAAGTAAGAAAAAATGCTATAAGTAATTTCCCATCCCAATTAAGAGCTGTTACACCAGATGATTATCTAGTAAGAGCATTAAGTTTACCATCTCAGTTTGGTAACATAGCAAAAGTTTTAGTAACTTCTCCTAATGCAAATGAAAATAATGCTAATTTATCTCTTTATTTATTAGCCTTTGATGTTGATAAAAAACTAAAAAACCCTTCTACAGCTCTAAAAAATAATTTAAGAACTTACCTTAATCAATTTAGATCTTTAGGTGATAATATAATCTTAAAAGATGGGTTTGTAATTAATATAGGAGTAGAATTTGAAATTGTAGTTTTACCTAATTATAATAGTAATGAAGTTTTAACAAAGGCAATTCAAGTAGTAAGAGATTATTTTAATATAGATAATTGGGAAATAAATCAACCTATTAACATCCAAGAATTAGAAAATCTTTTATATGGTAATAATGCTAGAGGTACTACTGTAATTGAAGGTATTCAAACAGTAAAAAGAATTAACATAACAAACAAATCAGGAACTAATAACAATTACTCTCAATTCTCTTATGATATAGATGGTGCTACTTTTAATAAAGTAATTTATCCATCTATTGATCCAAGTATTTTTGAAGTAAAGTTCCCTGAAACAGACATAACAGGAAAGGCAGTAAATAATTAATAATGGCAGTATATAAAATTTTTCCTACTAAAGACGCTTCAGTTTATTCATTATTCCCTGAAATGAATACAGGGGTGGATCAAATTTTAGATATTAATAATTTAAATTTTAACTTTAATCCTGTTCCTGCAGTGGCTAGAGCATTAGTTTATTTTGATAATGCTCAATTAAATGATGTATTAGAAAATAAAGTTGGCTTACCTACTTCTGTTGCTGGTACAGGGTTTACAGGATCTTATGCTGCTAAAATAAAAAGTTATATTGCTACTGCACAAGGTATAAATTTAGGAGAAGTTATTGAAGCATATCCTATAGTCCAAGAATGGTCAAATGGAACTGGAACTTATTTAGATCAACCATTAACTGTAAATGGTGTAAGTTGGAAATACAGAACACCTTCAGGTTCGGGTAATGTTGGTGAGTGGTTTAACCAATCAGATTTTCCAGTTAGAGTTACTGGTTCTTATTCTGGAAGTGTTGTTGGTGGAGGAGCTTGGTGGACTGGTTCTTCAGATGGAAAAAGTTTTGATAATATTACACAATCATTCCAACTAAAATCAACAAAAGATTTAGATTTAGAAATAACTACTATAGTTCAAACTTGGTATAGTTCATCTTTTTCATTTGCTGGACATGATTCATCTATTTCAAATCAAGGTATAATTTTAAAATTAACTGGTAGTTCAGAATTTAATAATAATATAAATGATACTCCTTCTTTCCAATTTTATTCTGCTGATACCCATACTATTTACCCCCCAACTTTAGAAATCCAATGGGATGATTACTCATTTAATACAGGATCTTCTACATTTAACTTCTTAAACACAGCTGAAGCTTATGTTTCTATAGATGATAATCCAGGAATATTTTATAGTGAATCTATTAATAGATTTAGGGTTAATGCTAGACCTAAATTTCCTACTAGAGTTTGGCAAACTGCTTCTATTTATACAACTCAACATTATTTGCCATCAGCTTCTTCCTATTATGCTATTAAAGATTTAGATACAAATGAGTATGTAGTAGATTTTAACTCTACTTACACTAAAATAAGTGCTGACTCAACTAGTAGTTATTTTGATATTTACATGAATGGTTTACAACCTGAAAGATATTATAAAATTTTAATCCAAACAACTGTAGGAGGTAGCACCTTAGTATTTGACGACAACTACAGTTTTAAAGTTGTTAATGGATAAGTATGATAACATCTTCTATAGATTTAAGAAAAAATGTATATGATAAAAATCAATACAATAAAATTTTTGACACAAGTTTTAAAGAATTTGGTGTATTAGATAATGACTCTAATGAAATACCAGAGGTAAGTGTTAATACCTTTTTTAATCTTTATGATCAATTATTTTATGACATCCCAGCAATGGGTGAAAATAATTCCCATGAATATTTAGTTAAAACTAGTGGTGAGTATATTAGTCAAGAATTTTTAGCTGAAGAAATACAAGTTTTAAGAGAGGAAATAGCAGCCTTGAGAACAGAAAATTTACAACTTGAAACTCAATTAGCCCAAGCTTTAGGAAATGAAGTAGATGTTCAAATTCCTGATATTGAAATTCCTGATGAATTGGTTGATAGCAATATCCCTACACCTGAAAATCCTAGTGTTGCAATACCTTCTTCAACCCCTAGTAATTTAATTAACACATCAGGTTTAAAAGGGAAGGCAAAAAGAATTGCTAATGCCTTTAATTTAACTGTTACCTCTAATGGTAAAAAAGGACAAAATAGATTAAGAAGAAGATTAGAAAGAAGTGGTTATTCTAGTATTCAAGATTTTAGACAAAAATTAGGAGTATAATGGCAGATGTAATAGTAAGAAGTATTAGTCCCGAAACTTTACAGTTTGATAACTACTCTGTTTTAAAGCAAAGTAATCTTGAAGCATTAAATATTGATACAACTTTTAACACTAGTTCAGATTACATAGAATACTATGTTTATGATGAGGATAATAACACAGTTTATCCAAATGAATTTGATATTAATAATCCTAACATTTATACCAACTGGAAATCAATAAATAGTTTTGTTAGTCAATCTAAAGATACTAATAAGGGTGTTTTAGATGTAGTTGAATTAAGAGATGTTACAGTTAACCCTTCTGAAGATGTTGAATTATACGCTGGT